CTACAGGTTTTACCGTAGATAATTTTCAAGATTTTACTTATGAAATTTTAACTGTTCCAAATGCAAATAGTTTTACAATTCAAATGAAAACAAATGAATCTGGAACAGGTATGACTGCAGCTGGATCAACAAGCATTAATCCTTATGAAGAAATAGGGCCAACGATACAAACATATGGTTATGGTTGGGGTACAGGGACATGGAGTAGAGGAACTTGGGGATCAGGAACTACTACTTCTTCTTTAATTCTTGATCCTGGATCATGGTCACTTGATAACTTTGGGGAGCAACTAATTGCTACTGTAAAAGATGGTAAAACATTTGTTTGGAATCCAGGTGTTTCAAATCCATTAGAACAAAGATCAGTAGTTATGTCAGGTGCTCCGACAGCAACAAGATTAACAATTACTTCAGATAGAGATAGACATGTGGTTCATTTTGGAACTGAAACTACTATTGGAAATCCAACAACACAAGACCCAATGTTTATTAGATTTAGTGATCAAGAAAATTATAGTATATATCAACCAACTTCTGTAAACACTGCGGGAACCTTTAGACTTGATACGGGTAATAAAATTGTAGCTGCAGTATCTGGTAAAGATTATAATTTAATTTTAACTGATCAAGCAGCTTATACTATGCAATTTGTAGGACCACCATTTACTTTTTCTATAAGACAAGTTGGTTCTAACTGTGGCTGTATTGGTCAACACGCAACCGTATATGCGGATGGTAAAGTATTTTGGATGGGAGCAGGTGGAGGGTTTTTTGTATTTGATGGTACGGTTAAATTACTGCCATCACTTGTAGAAGACTTTGTATTCACGACCACCGGATCAAATGTAGGTATAAATTATTCATCTAATGAAATTATATACGGCTCGCACAATTCTTTGTTTAATGAAATAATTTGGTTTTACCCAGCAGGAACACCATCAGGTAATCCTGCAGTACAAAATAATAGAGCTGTAGTATATAATTATGTTGAAAATAGTTGGTCTACTATGACACTTGCTAGAAGTTCATATGCAGATGCTAGTACTTATGATGTACCTTATGCAACAGAATATATATCTACTGCAACTCCAACAATTTCTAATTTAAGCGGTGCTACAAATACTTTCGGTGCATCAACTTATTATGCTCAAGAAGTAGGTAACAATGAAATAGCTTTAGATGGAACGGAAACTGCTATACCTGCATATATTCAATCAGGAGATTTTGATTTACCTACAGAAGGAGATGGTGAGTATATGTTAAGAGTAAGTAGATTTTTACCTGATTTTAAAAACCTACAAGGTAATGCAGTTGTTACAATATTTTTAAAAGAATTTCCTGTTGATTCGGGAGTTTCATCTCAATTAGGTCCATTTACTATTACTTCTAGTACACAAAAAATAGACACAAGAGCTAGAGGAAGACTAGCAAACATTAAAATACAGAATAATGCAGTAGATGAGACATGGAGATTTGGTACATTTAGAGCAGACGTAAACCCAGATGGAAGAAGATAATGGCTAAAATCAACGTATACGTTCCTGAGCCACCACAAGAATATAGTGTAGAAGGATTTAGACAGATAAACCAAGGACTTGCAACTATTGAAAATCAATTAAATACTTCATACCAACAAGACTTGAAAAACGAACAAGATTCGTTTAATTACTTTATGCAATGACAATAAGATATAAAAGCGAAACCTTTAATTTAACAACTACTAACGTTACACCAGTTCTAACGTGCCCTAGTGATGCAACTATTATTGTAAAGAGTATACAAGCAGTACATGATACTGCAAGTAATGTAGATACTCACGCCATAGTAACTAAATCAGGTGGGTCAGCTGTAAAAATTTCTTATGAAGAACTAAATAAAGCAACTGCAAATATGGTAAAAAGTTCTCTTAATTTAGAAGCAAGTGATGTTTTATCAATGCAAGCAGGCGCAGCTAATGAGATTACAGGTATTGTTAGTTATGCTTTAATAGACCGTTCACAGGAAAATGGCTAGAAAATTTAAAGACTTTGTTGAAAGAGATAAACCTAGGAAGAGACCTAGAAGACATTGTAAGAACCCTAATAAAAAAAAGAAGTTGCAAAATAATAAAAAATACAATAGACAAGGACGTAGACAAAAATGAGTGATATAATAAAAATACCAGCTGAAGCAAAAGAAATTATTAAACACAAAAGGACTGGTAAAGTATATGCTAGTAAAAATGATTTTGATGCTGATGTTGCTGATCCCAACACTGATACTACTGTGGATGATTTTAGACAAGACCTTGAAATTAAGGTTACTAAAGTTACTATGGGGGCAGAAACCAAAAAATAATGCAACCAAGAGGAGCCACTGAGCTACAAATGGAAATGCTTGAAAAGCATGTTTCTAAAGAATTACTAGATCAAGTACAAATATGCACATCTATTCCAGGTAAGGTTCCGATAGATCCAGATAAACTTAACATACTTTGGCAAAAGAATTCTTGGGATCAACCTAACCTTCAAAAATTTTTTTCTGATAAGTCACGACACCATGAATACGATTGGTATATATTTAACAGTCATTGGAATTATGAAAAATTTAGATATGCTTTTGACATACCTACTGAGAAATCAGTTGTTATTAAAAATGGTATAGAAGATTTTCCAATTAGAAAAATATATAAAAGAGGAACTCCTATTAAATTAATACATCATTGTACACCTTGGAGAGGTTTGAATGTTTTATTACGTGCTATGCAAGATGTTGAAAATCCAAATATAACATTAGATGTTTATAGTTCTTGTAAAGTTTATGGTTCTGAATTTGCAAATAATACTGAAAAAGATTTTGAAGCATTATATGAACAAGCTAGAAAATTACCTAATGTAAATTATATTGGTTATAAACCTAATGAATATATTAGAGAGATGATGCCTAACTACGATATGTTTGTTTATCCATCTATATTTGAAGAAACTTCTTGTGCTTCAGCTTTAGAAGCTTTAGCATCTGGTGTACATGTAATTACTAATAATTTTGGAGCCTTATATGAAACTTGTGCAGAGTGGCCTGTGTATATTAATTATACAACAAACTACGAACAAATGGCACAAGATACTGCAGGAGCAATTAACATAGCTGCTAGTTATTTACATGAAGGTTTTATGCAAGAACATTTAGAAGAACAACAAAAATTTTATAAAAGATTTTATAACTGGGAGAAAAAAGGCATAGAATGGACAAACTTTCTGAAAGGAGCTTTAAATGAAAGAAACAGTAAATGAAGATACTTATCAAACTTTAAAAGAAGTTGAGGTAACATCATACGAAAAAGCAACTCTTCCTATGTGGAAACCGGACACCGGACAAAAAGAAACAAAAAAAATAAATAAATCACCTTATAGTCTTATGGTTTGTACTCCTTGTCATAGTGAGGTAGCTATGCATTACACTCAAGCTCTTTTAGAACTACAACAACTTTGTATTAAAAATGGAATAAAAATTACATTTACTTTATTAAAATCTTCTTTGGTAACTCAAGGAAGAAATTTATGTACTTCAGCTTTTCTAGAATCTAATTGTACACATATGTTGTTTGTAGATTCAGATATATATTTTAGAGCAGAATCTATAATTAAAATGTTAGATTTAAATAAAGAACTAGTATCTATTCCTTACCCATTAAAAACAATGATGTGGGATAAACTTTACAAAAAATGGAATGATGGTGAAGTAAAAAACCCTCAAGATATACATAGATTTTTAAATACTTATCCAATGAAAGTAGAAAACCCTGAAAATATAAAACTAGATAATGGTGTTATGGAAGTTACACATAGCCCTACAGGATGTATGTTAATTAAAAGAAGCGTATTTGATAAGATGATAGAGAAATATCCAGATAAAAATATAGTTCAAAAGACAGTTATTAATGGTGAATATGTGGATAGACCTAATTTATGGAACTTCTTTGACTGTATACATGACCCTGAAACCAAAACATATATGGGTGAGGATTTTTCATTTTGCAAGCTTTGGAAGGACATTGGGGGAAAATGTTATGCCTATGTCAATGACCCTATTATACACGTTGGAGAACACCAGTACGAAGGTCGTTTTCTCGATGAGTTGAAACTAACTAAGTAAAATGATATTATTATCCATATTTAAAAGAATAAATTATGGATCCATTTACATTAGCACTAGCCACATTTGGTGTACAAAAACTTCGAGGAAAATCAACTAAAAGATCTTTACGAGATGCTTTAATAGTTGGAAGTTTAGGTCAAGCAGGTGGTATGGCAGGTATTGGTGGACTACAAGCATTTGGTCAAACAGGAGTTAACACTTTAGCAGGAAACACTTTAGGAGCACAGTTTGGTCAAACAGCTACTATGAGAGGAATACAAAGTTTATTTCCACAAGCTGCAGGAAACGTTGCAGGAAGTCAAGCAACAAATGCAGCAAACATTGCAAGTTTTGGAGGTGATCCAGGAACAGCAGCAGGATTAGTTGGTAACGAAGCTAAGTCAAATATTTTATCTAATATAATTCCAAAAACTACAGCAGGTAAAGTTGCATTAGGTTCAGCAGTTCTTCCTTTACTTGGTGGCGGAGCTGATCAACCTGAACAAGCACCTCCAGGATTAAATCAAAACTATCAAAAACTTATGGAGAGTGGTTTTGCAGGAGGACCTACAGGTTTTCAAACTAGAACATACAATGCAGATGGAGGTTATTCAGATGCTCCATTAGAAGATAAAAATACTTACCAATCAGTAGAAGCAATACTAGGTGAAGACCAAGAAGTTCCAGCAATGAAAATAGGTGGTATTGTTAGCGTTGCAAAATTTAATACAGGTGGGCAAGCACTGCCTTCTAAATTTAGTCATGATGAAAAAGATTACAGTAACTATGTAAGAGCTCATGGTTTTGTTGAAGACGGAGCTGGTATGGGCAATGACAATGAAGATACAATGTTAGCTCAATTAGCTGATGGTGAATTTGTATCTAGATCGGCTGCTGTAAGAGGAGCAGGTATTATTGCTGGTGCAAATCTTTCAGACAAAGAAGATCAAAGAAAAAAAGGTGCTGAGTTTTTTTACGAACAACAAAAACGTTTTAAAAGAATTATGGATATTTTAGATGCAAGTAGAAAAGACAATTAAAACTAACGTAGAAGTACTTACTATTAAGCCAACTGAGATAGATACCTTTTGGCCTTTAGTGGAGTTTCTTATTGCAGAAGCATTAAAGTTTAGTGGTCAATATGCTGACGCTAAACATATAAAAAAATTATTAAAACAAAACATAATGCATTTATGGGTTATGTTTGGAACAGATGACGATGGAGAAAACAAAGTATTCGGATGTTGTACTAGTAGATTTTTTGACAACCCTAACTTTAAAGAACTACAAGGTTTAATTTGTACAGGAAAAAAAATGAATTTATGGTCTGATAAGTTAGTACAAACACTAGAAGAATTTGCTAAAGTAAATAATTGTAAAAGAGTAACTGCATTAATGAGACCTGGATATAAAAAAATTATGAATAAGTATAATTGGAAAGTTAAACACTATGAATTTCAAAAGGAGTTAAGTAAATGAGTATCTTAGGAGGTGGTGGAGGAGGTGGAGAACAGCCAACAACTACTACACAATATATAAGAGAAGCACCTGGTATAGAGGAAAGAAAACTTGGGTTGATGGACATAGCTTCATCTCTTGCACAAAAACCAGTTAACGTTCCACAAATAAATGTAGCGCCTATGGGTGCTTTAGAACAACAAGGTATTACAGCTTCTGGAGTTACAGGAGTGGGTCAACCTACTGTTGGTTCTGCTGTATCTGGAGTACAAGGAGCAATGGCTCCTGTAGGTGCTTCACAGATATCACAATTTTTAAATCCTTATCAACAATATGTTACAAATGAAATTGGTAGACAAGGACAAATGATGCAAAATAAACTAGGATCACAAGCTATTCAGTCTGGTGCATTTGGTGGAGGACGTGAAGGAGTTCAACAAGCAGAACTTCAAGGTAGAACTTTATCCGCAATGGGTCAAGCTCAGGCACAAGGTTTTAATACTGCATTAGGTGCAGCACAGAATCAACAAAGAATAGGACTACAAGGTGGTCAGTTGTTAGGTGCGTTAGGCCAACAACAACAAAATATGGCACAGTCAGACATTAATCAGTTAATGGCTGCAGGTGGTTTACAAAGACAGTTAGGTCAGCAAGCATTAGATGCTACAAGACAGACAGAATTACAAAGAGCATACGAACCGTATCAAAGAGCTGAATTCTTAAAAAATATTTATGCTGCTGGACCAACATCTCAGTCTGCAGTAACACAGGTTACAACACCAGGATCTAGTGGTAATCCTTTAGCACAAGCTGCAGGAGCTGGACTTGGTGCATACGCAACTTACTCAATGTTAAATAAAAACCCAACGGCTGCGGCGATGGCTATGGGCAGAACAGCATAGGTAGTTTAATGGATAAGACATTAAACAGACCTCTATTTAAAAAAAGAGCACAAGAGATTCATCAACAGGTGAATCCTAAACAAGTACCTAAATTTTTTCTTGGTGGAATAATGCAAGCAGGTAATATGATAAGAGCAGGTGCTGCTCCAGCTTACAGATATCTTGCACCTAAAGTTTCTTCATTTATGAATAAACCTGCAACACAAACAGGTATAGTTGGTTTAGAAGGTTATGGTATAGGTGTTGGATCTCAAGATATGGCAGAAGGTGTTGTTGAAGGAGATACAGGTAAATTTTTACAAGGTGCTGCTCTTGCTGTGCCTGGTGCTGCTTTCTTACCTGGATCCGCAAGAAGATCTGGAATAAAAGCTTTACAAGAAACAGGAGAGTATTTAGCTCCTAGAATGACAGGTGCTGCAAAATCTATAGTAAGTAATCCTGGAAAAACAGCTTTAGCTTCTATTGGTACAGGTATAACAGGAGGATTTATATCTCCTGAAGCAGTAGCTGATATTAATCCAGGAGAAATGACTAATGAAGATTACGCAAAAAGTATTGAAGATAGATTAATTTATCAAAAGAAACCTAAGTACGAACCTGATCCTAAAAAAAGAGTTACAGAAAATTTAAAAGAATACAAAGAAAGTACAAAAGACTTTGTTCCAGAAGCTATTGGTATTGAAAATCCATTAACAGAAGGAGAGAAAGCATTAGATGCACAACTAAAAACTATAGCTAAAGTAAAAGAAGTTGCAAGTAAATTAGGTGTTAATCCTAATGAAGCAACTGATGAACAGTTAAAACAAATAGCTATTGAGTCTAATGTAGATTTAAGTACTTTACAGTCTATGGTTGGTACTAAAGATGAGGGAGCAGCAATTGCAGATAATATGCCTGCACCTAACAATGATGGCATTCCTGTAATAACAGGTAATGAAAGCCAAGCAGAAATTCAACACATGATAGAGAAAAGAAAAAGAGATGTTGCAGCAGGTAATGAATTAGCAGGCACTGATGCTTTATCAGGTCAGTTCTTACAATTTAAAAATCAAATAAATAAAATGACTGGTGCAGATAATTCTAATTTAAATAATTTATTAATGATGAGAGCAGCAGGTCAAATGTTATCAGGTAAGTCTCCTGAAAAAGGGGTTAGAGGATTTTTAGATATTACAGGTCAAACCTTAGCTTCTAGTGCTGACGCTATGATTGGTCTTAAATTAAAACAACAAGATTCAGATATGAAGTTAGCTCAAGCTTTTTTAAAAATGAAATCAGATAAAGCTAAAGGTGCAGGAATGTTAACAGGTGGAGATAAAACAGTCAGAGTGACTGACCTAAGTGTACCAGGTGGTTTTAGAAATGTCAGAGTATCTTTAGGTAAAGATAATAAATATTATACAAGACAATACGATCCTAACACAGGCCAACAATCTTTTTTACCTGCAGATTTTACAGGTACTGATGCAAAAGAAAATCCAGAAAAACAAAACAAAGCTCTTATGGGTTTAGAAGACAATAGACGTGGTGGTAAAATGGTAGAGTTTGTAATTAAAAATGCAGGAGAAGGTGGAACTAAAGCTGCTTTAGGATTATTAACTGAGGATGCTTTTGGTACATTAGACTTTTTTGCAGGTGGTAATGTAGGTGGAGATAGCTCTGTTATTGACGATCAAATTAGATCAGAGATGTTAAAAAATACAGATACAATAGGAGGATCTGGTTTTGGTAAAAGAATTAACATAGGAAAAACTGAAGGAGATACTTTATCTAACCAATTTAATGAAGATTTACAAGAAGCTAAAGAAAATGGAGCAGAACGAGTTGAAAAACAATTAAAGAAAGCTGGGATTATTGCTAAAAACTACCGACCAACGGAAGATGAATTAAGAAACTATACTAGACTTGCTTTGATTGAACAACGTATGAAGTACATTGTTGCAAACGCAAACAAATCAGAAGATAGATTGACACAAAAAGATATTGATAACGCTGCTAAGCGTACACAGATTATTAAATACATTACTTCACCTAGAACTATTAGACTAAACTATGAACAATTAAGGGAAGAGTTTGCAGAGAAAGCTGGTACTTATTTAAGTCAGTTTAAATTAAATGGTGGAGAAGAATCTTATATTCAAAATAACTTTATGGATATCCCTGGTGTTGCTTTACAATATAACAGAAAAAATAAAGAATTTATGAGAGGTCAAAAAGTCAACAACCAAGTAAGTAGACAAGATATTTTAAACACAATTCAAATTGGAGGTTAATAGTGCCTACTATTAAAGAATTACAAACTGCTATTAACGAAAAAAATCTAGACACTAGAAAGTTAAACGCAGAACAAATGCAGGCGTTAGATTCTGCTTTTGATAGTGGTGAGCTTACAGGTTACGATAGTATTCAAGATTATGATAGACTAATTAATTTAGGTGCAAAGAGTGTAGCTATTGGTAAAGAACAAAAATTAGAACCATTAAAAACATCAACAGGATTAGAAAGAGGTGACCTTGTATTTGCAGGAGCTGCTTCTATGTCTATGGTTCCTTACTACATGAATAGAGATCAACTAATGAAAGCTTTTGTACAAAGCGGATTTAAAGATCAATACGGTGTAGATATGCGTAATGCAGATATGTTTGGAATGTATCAAAAAAGATTTACAGCTTTAAGTGATCAAGTGAAAAAATTACCTAACATAAGAGGAAGAGCAGGATTACCTGTAAGAATGTTAGGAAGTTTAGCAGGTATGGCAGACAACACTATAGATTTTTTTAAAAAATTAAAAAAGTTTGGAGCAACACCAGCATTAGCTACTGAATCACAATCAATATTGATGGCTGCAGGTGGAGCAGGTGCAGGTTCTGTTTTGTATGACATAGGTAATTTAGGATCTGATTATGTAGGAGCTACTTCTCAAGACTTAGCTAACCTTACTGATAATGATATTAGAAAATTACCTTTTGCACAAAGAGCTTTATACAATGGATTAAATGAAACATATAATGATTTGCTTTGGGCAGGTGGTGCTATGTCTTTAATACCTTTAGTTAGATTTGCTGGAAGAGAAGGATTAAAACAATCATTAGGACTAAACTCAGATCAATCAAAAGCTATTGCACAATCCTTTGAAAGAATGGGTCAAAAACCTACAGTTGCAGCTTTAATACCAGGAGATAATGCCTTTCAAAATTTCTTTAAAAAATTCTTTACTACTATTGGTGTATATCCCCTTGTTAGTGGTCCTTTAGTTAAATTTAATAAAGAGTTTAATAAAAACTTATCTCAGGAAGAATTTTTAAATACTGTGGATAATTTAAACATGGCTCCTGGAAGTAATCAAAGTATTATGAACTACGCAGGTATTAATGAAATTAAAAAAGAATGGAAGAATGTTTGGAAAACAGTAGACACTGAATATGGAAAAGTTAGAAAACATTGGGAAGATATAGGTAATCCTAAAATGATTCCAACAGCAACTATCAAACAAGAAACAGAAAGATTACTTACTCAAATGAAAAATGAGTATCCTAGCACTTATTCTTATAGTGGTGCTTTTGATAACATGCAGAAAGGTGCAAGAGATTTAACGCCAGCTGATGATCCTTTAGTGCAATATACACAATTTCTTAATGATATAACAAGGAATGATAATTATATTAGAATGAGTGATTGGACTGGATTATCTAGAATGCAGACTGCAGCATATACAGGCACTAAATTTAAAAATGTTAAACCTCAAATATTAGTTATTAGAAATGCTATGGAAAAAGATTTAAATAGTATGGGAGAAGCAACCGTTAGAACTAATTTAAAAGATAAAGTATTTAAAGATGAATATAAAAATATATTAGATAGTGAAGGACCACAAGCTGCTGAAGATTTTATAGACCAACAAATTAGAGTAGCTAATTCTGGTTTTAATCAATTAAAAGAGGCTAATGCTTATTACTCATTAGTTCTTAGACCATTTAGTACAAACAAAGTTGCAAGACAATTAGCTTCTGTAGATGCTAAAATATTTGCAGACAAAGGTATTGAAATGCAAGGAAATGCGGGCATATATCCAGATCAAGTATTTGATAAAGTTATAAGAAGAGTACTAGATTCAGATAGTCCTGATGCTATTAAACAATTAAAACAAGTATTAGGGGTTACTAAATCTAGTTATGAAGTTATTGGTAAAGACGGAACTGTAAAAAGAACTATTCAAATACCTAAAAGTAAAGAGTCACAAGAAATGTATGATAGATATGTTAGAACATTTTTTTGGGATTCTTGGAACGAAGCTATGACAAATCCTTTAAGAGATCACAGATCTTTATCCGCACAAGCAATTGCTGCTGATGCCGCTAAAAAAGGTTTTGTTAATAAAAGAATATTTGCACTTGATGATGCTACAGAACAAAGAGTTAGAGCAAAAACTAAAATAAACGAAACTTTAGATGTTACTGAAATAGATGGAAGAGTATTTACTCAAGGAGATGGTGTGGCTAACCTAAATGATGGTGTAATTAGAAATCATGACTTTGGAGAATTTGATACTAACAAGTTTGTAAAAAATTTAGGACTTGATCAACCACAAGGGAAAGATAAAATAAGAGAAATGTTTGGTGGTGGAGCTGCAGGAGACAAGGCGTTAAAAAGAATTGAAGATATTATAATAATGAAAAGAGCTTTAGATTTAGTAGAATATACAGATCCTTCTAAGTTTGTACAAAGATCTATTACTTTAAGAGCTGGTTCTTCTGGTGGTATCATGGCAGGAGCAACAAGTGCTGCATTTGGTTTTGGTAATACATTAAAATTAATTTTAGGAAGTAGATTACTTGGTGGTGTATTAACTAATCCTAAAGTAGCTGAAAATTTAATGGAAATGAATAAGACTATGAGATTTATGTCTGATGATCCTAGTGTATATAAACTATCTCCACAACTAGTTCCTAGAACTTCCAGAACATTTGCTAGATTTATAAATAGTTTAATGGAATCAGAAGGAGATGATTTTAGAGTAGACCCTGATAAAATTAATTTTGAAGAAGTAAGAGAAAAATTACAAAGTTTAGATCCTAATATACCTTTATCAGTAAGCTATGATTTTGGTTCTATGCCTAAATTTACTAGAGATAGAATATACCCTGAGTTTGATATGATGAAAAAAATGTCAGCATCTACACAAAGAGCAGGTGAAGAGTTTTTACAAGGAGCTAATGTAATGGCACTTCAAGAACAAAAGTTTGAAGAAATAGCTGAAGGTAAAGAAATGTTACCGCAGAGTACACAACCACAGAACATGGGTGTACCTCCTACAAATACTCAACCACAAGCGATGACACCACCACCGCCACAGAACACCGGCCAAGTGCAAGCACAACAATATGCTAGTCTGTTTCCACAAGATACATTGGGCCAGGCAGTAGCTACTAGACAATTAAAAGAAGGTGGTTTTGTAGAAGATATCTACAATCAAGTAGACGAGGTGCTAAATGGCTAAAAAACCTTCAGCTCTACAAAAGATAGAAAGCCATGAAAAGTTATGTCGTATCATGCAAAAACAAACATTTGAACAAATAAAAGAGATGCAAGAAAGAATAAAAAGAATAGAATATTGGATTGTTGGTGGTATGGGAGCTGTTCTTTTAGCTTTACTTTTAAATATGATGAAGTAATAGTATGGCATGAAATTTATAGAAAACGACAATAATTTTTCTTTAGCAGAATTCGAATTAATAAAAAAATATCCTTATAAAAAATACTCAAGAGCAGCTGATCCTGAAACAGGAAGACGTATGTATTCTGTAGATGGTAAGAAATTACCTAGTGTAACTACAATATTAGGTGCAACAAAAGATCAAGAATCTATAGATGCTTTAGCCAGGTGGAGAGAAAAAGTTGGTGAAGAAGGTGCAGAGAAAATAAAAAATGAAGCATCTGCTATGGGAACTGAAATGCATTTAGTTATAGAGAAATATATTGAAGGCGAAGGTTATTTAAATCTTACAGAAAAAGGAAACAGAGCTAGAAAAATGGCTCACACTATTTTAAAAAACTTAGATCCATTATCACAAGTTTGGGGTAATGAAATAAGTTTAGCCTATCCAGAAAAATATGCGGGAGCTACAGACTGCGTGGGGGTCATGAACGATAAGCCCACTATCTTTGATTGGAAACAAACTAATAAACCTAAGAGAAGAGAGTGGAGCGCAGTTCAAGATTACTTTACACAATTAGGAGCGTATAGTTTAGCACATGAGTCTATGTATGGCGAAATAGAGCAAGCAAAAATATGTATGTGTTCTAGAGATTTTAATTATCAAGAGTTTACTATTGAAGGCCAGGAACTAAAAGACTACCAAGGTAAGTGGTGGGAAAGATACGACAAGTATCTTGAAACAATTAAGTAAGCCATTCTTTAAATTCATCACCTAAAGTTTTAATAGCTAATTTATTTTTATTAGACAAAGAAGAAATAATTCTTTCATCAATTGTACCTTTACATATTAAATCTGTATACAAGACTCTATGTTTTAATCCAGATCTATGTGCTCTATCTTCTGATTGTCTTCTGTGTTCAAAGTTAAAACTATTAGAAAAATAAATTATATTTTTAGCCTCTGTAAGAGTTAGACCAAAACCACCTGTTGCAGGATTACCTACAAAGAATCTACAAGTATCATCTCCTTGAAATTTTTTCACTGCTTCAGCACGTTTAAGAGTATCTACAGCTCCATAGTTAGATACAACAGAATACACTCCATACTTTTCTTGTAAAAATTTTATTATAGATTCTATATTATATATGTAGTTGGCCCATATAATTACTTTACCTTCTGATTCTTCTATAATATCTGACAATGCATGCAGTTTAGGATTTTTAAATTCTTTAAGTTCTCCATCATTTGTTTTTACAAATCCATTACATACTTGATGAAGTTTAATTATTTCAGTTAGTTTATTATTATAAGATACAGCTTCATCTTCTATAATAGCTATTGCAGCTATTCTTAATCTTTCGTAAAAGTCTTTTTGATCATCATTCATATCTATATATCTTTTAGAATATAATTTAGGAGGTAGATCTAAACATTCATCTTTAGTTACTCTGTATGAAAATTTACTTAATTTATCTTCTAATTCATCAAGATGTACATAGTATTTAGGTATTTCTGTATACTTACCATTACCGAGATCTAGTCTATGAGTTACGCAATATCTGTTCCTAAAAGTAAAATAAGAAGAAAAACCTAAGTGACTGGTATCTAAAAAATCACATTGTGTATATAAATCTAATGGTGATTTAGTTACAGGAGAACCTGTAAGAATTCTTTTGTATTTAGAATATTCAGATAATTTTAAAACATTTCTAGTACGTATAGCTTTATGGTTTTTAATTGTAGTAGATTCATCTATAATAGTAAGGTTTTCTTTGTGGTTATATAAAAATTCTGTAGCACCTTTTATACCTCTACTAGTAGAAAGTGCTTCTATATTCATACAAAATATTTTTAACTTACCTTTGTTGTCTAAAGATTTTTTTAATTGTTTAGGTTTATCTATGTTCCAAGAATATATTTCATACTCTACATCTGGAGACATGTGTTTATTTATTTCATCAAAAGCCCACACAGTATAAACTGATTTAGGTGCTAGTATTAAAACTCCAGTAATATTTTTATTGATTCGTAAAAGTCCTATATTATCTACAGCAACTTTTGTTTTACCTGTACCCATTTCCATGAAAAAAGCATATGTGGGTTTGTCCCATGCTTTAATAAGGCAAGTTTTCTGGTGTTCGTATGGTTGTGTTTTAAAGTTAAACAAGTTCAACATAATGATTGACAATATATTTAATTTAAGTATAAAGTCAACTTATTAAAAAGGAGGTCATATTTATGAACCTAGAACAACTAACAAAGATAAATATAAAAACTAACGAAGTAAAAGAAATATCAGAAGCTTGTAACAAGCTTACTTCTCAAAATAAATTAGTCGAAGACACAGAAAAACTTCTTAAAGAACAACAAGAAGAGTCTAGACGTTTGTCTGAGGAAGTGGTACCTACTCTTATGCAACAAGCAGGAGTATCTAAACTAACACTTGATGACGGTACTTCGGTTGAAGTTTCACCTTACTACTATGCGAAGATCCAAGAGGCCAAAAAAGAAGAGGCCTTCCGATGGTTGCGTGAGAACAGTCACGGGGATTTGATAAAAAATAATTTATCAATTTCGTTTGGTAAGGGGGAAGATTCTAGTGCAGTTAAATTAAAAACTGAATTAGAATCCAAAGGTCTTGTCGTAGACCAAAAACAGGACGTTCATTGGCAAACTCTTCGAGGATTTGTAAAAGAGCAAATTGAGAAGAATAAAACTATACCATCTGAAACTTTTGGATTGTATATTGCTAACCGAACTAAAATAAAAACTAACAACTAACAACTAAAGAGGTAACACATGGCACAAGAAAAAGCCAACGCAGTTGCAACTAAAGCAACAGCACAAGCACCTATGGTTTCAAGTATGGAACAGTTCGCAGGTGCAGGAGCGGAAAACATTACATCAAAAGATGTATCACTTCCGTTTTTAAAAATACTTACTAATAATTCTCCTCATGTCACTCAAGGTGATGCGAAGTTTATTAGTGAGGCAAGACCAGGTATGGTTATTAATTCTGTTTTAAATAAGCTCTATGATGGGCAAACAGGATTTAAGGCTATTCCTTGTTTCTTTAAATTTGAATACGTTGAATGGGCTGATAGGGGTACACAGAATTCTGTTGCACCTGTTAATTCATATCCTGCTGATTCGGATATAATGACTAAAACAACTAGGGGTGACGATCGGAAAGATAGATTACCAAGTGGTAATTATATCGAGCCAACTCACTATCATTATGTTTTAATGGTTGATGAGAATGATATGGCAACCGATACTGCTGTCATAGTAATGAAAGCTACTCAGGCTAAAAAGTCTAAGAAGTGGAATTCTATGATGCTTTCTCAAAGGAGAAAAGGCAGTAAAGGTATGTTCCAACCACCTACATGGTCTCAAATTTATACTTTGAGAACTGTGTTAGAAAAGAACTCTTTGGGTTCTTGGTTTGGTTGGGAAGTTGACCACAACAAAGACATTCCTAATGATGCGCTCATGAATGCTGCGATGGCATTTTATGATACGTGTAAAAAAGGTAATGCCAAGGTCAACCTTACCGAAGAACAACAAGCACAAACTGGCACAGCACCATTCTAATGAGTTCACTAAATTTTTTTAGTGAACTTTTTGGTGGCTTAACGTCAGCATATGGTACTTACGAGCTCTCCGGAGCTCGTAGGGCCGATGGTAAAGCTGAAGGTAGAGCATTAACAAAGAAGGCAGATGTTACTTTAGAATTATTCCAAAAACATCTTAATGGAGAATTATCTTTAGGTATTGTACCTATTATGAAAGACAACAACTGTAAGTGGGGTTGTATAGATGTTGATGAATATGATGGATTCGATCCATTAAAAGTTATTTATAAAATTAGAGAATTAAAACTACCACTGTTTCCTTACAGATCTAAGTCTGGTGGTTTACATATATTTTTACATATCAATGGTGTGATTCCAGCAACTGATATGATTGATAAACTAACTAAGTTAGCTAGCAGATTAGGTTTAGCTGATTGTG